CGTTCGTTCTCGGCAGGAAGGAGCTTGAGCCTCGGGACAGGGCCGGAGTAGAATCCCCAGTCGACCATCCGTTTCATCACGTTCACAACATCGATCAGAATCAGGTTGATCGTGGCGGGAGCAAGGGATTGCCCCAAGGGGATTGTCCTGCCGTCCCTCGCCCTGTGGATCGCCTCGGTTATCATGAGGTCAGCCTTGAAGGACTCAAGCTGAAAGGTGGTGATTTCACTCAGCAGCATGTTTCCGAGCGCAGGGCCGATGTGCGTGTTGTAATGATTGACGCGCGCGGCACGGTTTTTCAGGGAGGGGAGACGTTTTTCCTTGAAAATTTCCCATGCCTGTTGATAAGTCAGATCTTGAGTCCGAGGTTCGGGAAAGAGTTCGGGATGGCGTTTCTTACGGATGCGTTCGCCCCGGATTTCGCTTGCCAATACGGCTGTATAGCCTTCGCTACGCCAGCCCACCTTTTCCCATATCAGCTTCCCCTCAAGCTTGTAAGCGATGTCGAAACAGACGTCAGGCTTACCGTCATAGCGTTTTGTGCTACTTGTGCGGTAATAGACGCCAGTGTACTTTGTCTTCTCTCGATGGGCCATTTGTGCTTACCCTTTGCTAACCTTGAGGCGGAAATGCTAACCAGTTGGCTAACCACGAGCGCATACTGTGGGAAAACACAGGAAAGCGCAAACGCTGTCTTCTCCGATGGTTGCATAGTGCAGCAAAATAGGGCAAAAGACAATCGGACATCTATGATTGTATGTAACATGTCATGAGTTCATTCAGACTCTGTCGTTGAAGCGGAACGTCCAACGATGGGGCCATTTTTTTGTAAGGAGATTTCATGAGCAACGAACCCGATAAGATTATTTATTCCATGATCCGCGTGTCCAAGCGTCATGGGCAGCGTGAAGTGTTGAAAGATATTTCCCTTTCCTATTTCTACGGCGCGAAGATCGGCGTCCTCGGCCTGAACGGATCGGGCAAATCTTCGCTGCTGAAGATCCTTGCGGGCGTGGATCAATCCTTTGAAGGAAAGACCGTGCTGGCTCCCGGCTATACCATCGGTTATCTGGAGCAGGAACCGCTGGTCAACGAAATGCGGACCGTCCGTGAAGTCGTGGAGGAAGGGGCGCAGGAACTTGTTAATTTAGTCAAGGAGTTCGAAGAGATCAATGCCAAATTCGCCGAGCCCATGGAGCCGGAGGAAATGGATAAACTCATCGAACGCCAAGGGCAGGTGCAGGAGCTCATGGATGCGAAGGGTGCATGGGATCTTGACTCCAAGCTTGAGATGGCGATGGATGCCTTGCGGTGCCCTCCGGGGGACACGCCCGTTTCCGTCATCTCCGGTGGTGAAAAGCGCCGCGTGGCGCTGTGCCGCCTGCTGCTGCAGAATCCCGACATCCTTCTGCTCGACGAACCTACCAACCACTTGGACGCCGAATCCGTGGCGTGGTTGGAACGGTACCTCCGGAATTTCCCCGGTACTGTCATTGCCGTGACCCACGACCGTTACTTCCTCGACAACGTCGCGGGATGGATTCTCGAGCTGGATCGTGGCCGCGGGATTCCGTGGAAGGGCAATTATTCCTCTTGGCTGGAGCAGAAAGAAAAGCGCCTCGCTCAGGAAGACAAGGCCGAGGACGAGCGCCGCAAGACCCTCAGCCGTGAGTTGGAATGGATCCGCATGTCCCCCAAGGGGCGTCATGCCAAGGGCAAGGCGCGTATCAACGCCTATGAGGCCATGCTGAGCCACGAAA